TCTATTCTGACTCTGAGTATAATATTAAGAATTATGCTTTAGATTTGATGGAGACTTATATGTCTCAGGCACTTAATGATGGTCTAACTTCTCCATCACCTAACTCTGGTTTCTATAATGCATTCTATGCTTCTGCTGCTGCACATTATGATTCAAGTTCAGTAAGTAGAGTTGTTAGGTATTGTATTGATATTATTCGTCAACAATTAACTGTTGATACATCTTATACCAATTACATTAGTGTAAATGGTATTTCCTTACCATCTAAGACGTATGGAACAAGAACAATTCCTCAAGGTGTTGGTGGTGGAATACAAAATGCTGATTACATGTACGGTTTATTAAGTAACACCTACGGTGAACTTGAAAATCTTACCTTGAATGAAGGTAAAGTAGTACAAGTATATCAAAGATTTAGAATTGATGGTGATATTACAGATGGTCCTTACACTATGGGTGAGGTTGTTAAGAAGCAAGGTGCACCTTCAATCACTGGTGTTGTATATGGTTTCTGGTCAGATGACAACTACAAGTACCTTGATGTTAGGATAACTGCTGGACCTTGGGCAATCACTGATAACATTGTTGGTGATACAAACTCAACAACTGCTCAGATTAGTGCTATTGAAAATAGAATTCATGTTATTAATCTTAAGGGTACATTTGAAGATAACGTTCCATTTAAGGGATATACTTCGGGTGCTACAGCAACTCCTACTGGATTCCTTCAGAGTGAAGCTGCTGTATTAGACAACACAGGTGGTACTTTAACAGTTGACACTGCAACTCTTACGGGTGCATTTGAAACTACGAGTGTTCTTTATCCAGAATCCTCCAGACAGTATATTGAGGTTGTTAAATACGCTGGTCTTGATATAGGTGTTGGTGCAAGAATTGCATCTAATGGTTACATAAGACTTGGTGTTACAGTCCTTAGTGGTCTTAACAACTTCACTGTTGGTAATAGACTCTATAAGGTTGTATCTGGTATACAGGATGCTAATACTTACGGTATTATCACTTCTGTTGATCTTGATAATAACTACATCTACATGCAGGAATATCTTGGAACCTTTACTAACGGTGACGTTATAGGTGACTATGGTGTTGGTTCTAACCCAGTTGGTTACGCAAGTATTAATACTAAGGTTGTTACTGCTGGTGCTGCAGCTGCAGTTGTACAGGATATCAGAACAGTCGGTATTAATAAGAGACTTTATCTTTCAAGTATCGCTGGTACATTTGATCCTAAGGATTCCATTAAAGGTCCAGAAGGATACGCATCAGTTGTTGATTCAATCGTAGATCTTAAGGCACGTGTTAAGCGTTCATTTAAGGGATTCGATGGAACTACTACAAACTTCAAGTTAACTCAAACAAATGGTACTCCATACCTACCAGATCCCGCAGGACACCTTCTTGTATTCATTAATGGTATTCTACAACCTCCAGGTGCATCTAACGCATATACAGCGTTCTCTGATACTATTCAGTTCCAAGAAGCACCAGATTTAGGTGCATCATTCACAGGATTCTACGTTGGTAAGTTGAGACAGTTGGATGATATATCCTTCGAGTTTGACTCTTTACGTCAGTCATTCAACCTCAAGCGTAATGACGTGTTCTACTCACTAACGCTAACTGAGGGTGTACAATCTTCCACCATACGTCCAGAGAACAATATCATCGTTTCTCTTAACGGTGTTATACAGGAACCTGGAATTGGATTCGAGATCGTTGGTTCAAGAATTCTATTCTCTGAAATCCCACGTGTAGGTTCAACATTCGTTGCATTCTCCTACGTTGGTTCTGAGGCAGACGTTGATGCTGCTGAGGTTGTACCTCCAGTCGAACCAGGTGACTTTATTGACATCCAAGGTGAGACTTCAGACAGAGAAGTTGCTGTTATTGAATCTTCTAATTCACTAATTACCTTCGATTATCTTGGATCTGTATTCGGTTCAGGTGCGATTGCAAACGCAAATCTAACCTCTGGTACCATCAAAGATGTACAAGTAACCTCAGGTGGATCTGGATATACTACCAGACCATCAGTAAGGATTGACTCTATATCTGGATTTGAGGGTTCTATACGAGCTCTTGTTGGAGTTGGTGGTGTTGAAGTTAGCAATCCTGGATCTGGATATGCAAACCCATCCATTGCAGTTGAGACATCAGTTCCTGATGATTGGACTGCTCCTGACCTAAGTCTCTATGGTGAGGAACCAGTAGACCCTGAGACACCTTTATAAATAACTAAAAATTATAGCGAGTAATGGCTAAACAATCATTAAGTCTTGGAACTATTGCGAACGATAATACTGGAGACACCCTTCGTGCGGGTGGAGACAAGATTAACGACAATTTCGATGAGGTCTATACCGCGCTAGGTAATGGTACAACATTAACTGTTAATACCACTAACCCTGCGACGGGACAGGTTTTACGCTATAATGGATCAACATTTTTACCTTCAGACTATACAAACTTAACTGCTAATTTAGACGTAAATGGAAGTTCTATCATATCCTCGTCTAATGGAAACATTAATATCGCTACCAACGGGACAGGAAATCTTACTATCGGTGTTGGGGGTATCACTAATAGTTTTAATGGTACGACGGGAGATATCGATTTTCCGACTAAAGTAAAGTATAAAAACGAATATGCAAGTTCAGGTGTTGCTCCTGCTGAGGCAGACTATAGAGGAATTTTTTATACTATAAGTGGTGATGACAACCCTTATGTTAATATTAATATCACTGCTGGTGGTGTAGGTAATACAAAAGCAAAACTTTTAACACAATATTCAGGTGCTAATGATTTAGTAGACGTTGATACAACTACTGTTGCTCCTACTAATAACCAAGTTTTAAAATGGGATTCTACTGCAAGTAAGTGGAAACCTGGTGATGATGCATCTGGTATTGCATCTATTAACCTATTTGCTACTGTTGCTGGAGACTCTGGTAATACAACAGCAAATACTCAAACAGATACATTGACTATTGCTGGTGGAACAAATATTACCACTTCTGTTGCTGGAGATACACTTACAGTTGATTTCTCTGGAACTCTAACAACGTCATTTGCTGGTCTAACTGACAGTAACGTTGCTGGTATTACTCAAGGAGATTCGTTATTCTATGACGGTGCTCTTTGGAAACCAACAAGGAGTCCTGTTATTTGGTTTGAATTGAATGCAGTGGGAACTGGAGATTATACAGTCTCTGGACCAGGATTCAATGGTGTTGTAAATGATCCTGCCTTTACGGTATATAAAGGATTTACATACGCATTTGATAACTCAATTCAAGGTGGTGGTCATCCATTTAGGATTCAGAGTACACAGGGTTTAGCTGGAACTCCTTACACTACTGGTCAAAGTGGTAGTGGAACTACAGTATTATACTGGACTGTCCCTATGGACGCTCCTTCTACACTGTATTATCAGTGTACATTACACGCTGCCATGAATGGCACAATTAACGTAGCTTAATATAAATGGCAAGAACAGTTCCTGGTTCTGGTGCCGTAATTGAACCTATATTTGATGAAATTTTTGGAGTTCGTGCGGTAAAGGTAACAAACGGTGGTAATAGTTATTCATCGGATGATCCCCCTCGTTTAACTATAGAAGGGTGTGGCACACCAGATGTAGAAGCATTATTATATCCTATTATTGATAATGACTCAGGTCAGATTATTCATGTTAGGGTTTTAAATAGAGGAAGAGGATACGATCCTTTAAGATTACAAATCGTTCCTCAAGATGAGACTCCGAATGTTGTAGCATCATTTGATGTTAATAAAGTTTGGCAAACACATCCAAACTCTCCTACTACTGGTACATTTGATCTAACAGGTGATAAGAAGACTGATAGACTTACGATTGTTTCTGATAATCATCCAAGACCAACTCCACTTGCATTAGAAAGAGTTCCTGGTGGTGGTCCTTTAGTTGATAGAACTTTCAATCAAAAATTTATTTACAGGGGTGGTAAAGATGTACCTAATCCTGGCGCAAGAGAAGAACAGACAAATAAAGTAACTGGTATATTAGCAAATGGTGGATTAGTACATACTCCAGAATGGGGTGCTATTAGCAATGCTCCAGTAGGATTCTCTATTGACACTGTTAAGTATGATTATATAAAAAATACATCTGTTTATGATACTATAACTGATAGTAATACTCAATATTATCAGTCAAGTAAAGCAATTAATGAATTTGATTTAAAGAATGGTGTATTTGATTGGGGTAATATACAACAATTTGAATGGAAGATTAAGGTAGAATTTGATAATATAATGTTAACAGTCAACCAAGTTGACGAAACTTTAGGACAAGTAGAAGTTGGAAGACTTATAGATGAGATTGGTGGAAATGCTCAAGGTACTATTGCTAAGGTAGTAAGAGATAATACTAATGTTGTAACAAGAATATATGTTAGAGCAACAAGTGGTACTTTTTCTGAAGATGATAAGTTTTTAGGATCTTCAGGATTTTCATTTACAGTTAGTACTGCTCCATATAACTTTGTTAATGGAATATTTTATATTGATTTTGGAACTGATGCTGCAGAGTTTGGTTCATTTGTTCCTGGACAATATTATTTCTCACCAGAGAATATCAAAGTACAAGCAAATTATTTAATTAAGTGGAATCAATCAGATCCTACTAACTCACCTGGGTCTCATCATACAGATGGTCACCCAATGCAATTCAGTACCACACAGGATGGTTTATTGAATAGTGGTACTCTTTATTATAATAGTACAGGTGCAAGTGCAGCACCATCTACAGATTATGAGACTGAGTTGCAACCTCTATTCATTATGAATAGTGATGAGACTAATCGTATTTACTATTACTGTAAGAATCACAGATACATGTCTGGGTATGAAGGTGATGAAGGTTATATGATTCTGGATACTACTGCAGATGATGATACTCCAGTAAATGATTATTACGTTACAGATTTCTTTGCTACTGGTCCTGATTATGCAAGACATGTAGATGGTCACTCTAAGATATTGGGTATGTCCTACGATGGATATCCAATTTATGGTCCTTGGGGATATAATACTTCGGGTGCTGTTGCTAGAGAGGTATCTGGATATAGATTAAGAACTACTGCAGAACTTCCAGGTGCTCGTCCTGAAGTAACTACTGCAAC